TGTGCCGTCACGACTAAAATCCATTGGATTCGCTTCTTCGATCAATAACGCCATTGCATCCAACGTGTTTGATGATTTTGGTGCTTCGACGACTTTAGACTTGGTGCGAATAGGTGCGCCAACTTTCGTGCAGCCTAAAGCCAATGCTGACTCAACAAGTGATTCGCGAACTTCCATTTCGACGCCAGCTTCCATACGGATAGCCACGCCATTGAGCGCAACCATTTGTAAAATCGGGGATACTAACTTCATGAGCGGGTAACTCCTAAATAAAATAATGGCTCCCCCTCGAAAGAGGGAGCCTCACACTTAAAGTGCAGTGTCTACGGTGATAACACCGAAGTCTTCCAACAATGTTGGATTAGCTGGATTGCCCTTAAACTGTGGCTTTAAGAAGCCAAAGATCTTGCCGCAAGCAATGCCAGGTTGGTTATTGTAGTCAAAGAAATCTTCGTCCCAATAAGCAGTTCCTAGATCCGCCATACCCAAGGCTTGTGCACCACATAATAGTGCGCGTTGGCCTTCATCATTACCTGATGTGCCCATCTTAGAACCAGCAGCAGCGCCGCGAGTATCAAACACATGGCGGAATTCGTGAATAATCACGCCGTCTACCATTACAGAGTCTGTACCTTTGAAGAGCGAGTTCTTATCACCGCGAACGCCAGCATGACGTACGTTAGCAATAAAATCACTGTCGAGCTTCAACTGGGCCATACCCTGTGGAGTGATGAATAAATGATAGACTTCTTCCCCTGCAGCACCTTTAATGCCTCGGATGTAGTTGTCTTTCGCGTGTGCTTTTAGGTTAACAATGTCCTTATAAGTCATTGAAGTGATAACACCATCGGCAGCGGCAAAGCCAGTACCAGCAGTTACACCTGAAGACTTAATATGAACACAACGATTGGTAGTCGGTGCTACGTTAGCAGCTGGAGCAAACTCCAAAGTGCTAAGAACAGTAGACGAACGAGTCGAGCCGTTGGTGTTCAAAGTGTATGGCAATGAGCTCATGCTCAAGAATGCCATTTGGTCAAGACGATCACCCATCCAATAACCTAACTTATCGCGTGATTGCTCACGGAAGTTGATGATGGATTTCTGATCAGCCATACGACCTTGTAAGCGGTTAGCATGACGTAGTTGATCGATCTGGATCACAGTGTCATACGCTTTCATGGCCTCTTCATTGCCTTCCAGCGTAGCATCACCTGCGATACCATCACCTTCTAAATCTGCAACTAGGGTTAGAACAGCGCGAGCGCCCTTCTCGGATTTGGTCAACGTCTCAATACGTTGAACCATAGCGTTATGGCCTTTACTAGCGAACTGATTAATAAAAGACGTATTACGGGCGACGCGCCAAAGGTCACGGGCCCATGCAGTCTTCTGTTCGTTAGTAAGGGCAGCAAAATTGGTTGTAGCCATTTTGATGTACCTTATTTAAACAAAAATATGCAAATTGACTGAGCTTTAGCTCAATCTCGGGTTCCCGTATCGTGAGGACAACGAAGTAACACGCCTTTTAATGTGGGCGATCACAACGCGGTTAACGCACCGCGCTGGTCGGGCTCACATATCGTCGGAGCCATCACAGAACTGAATGATAGTAGCTGAACTGTTATTTCGCAACAATTAAACCAAATCGCCCCGCATTCTGGCGCGTGTAGCTTCTGGCAGCGCGTCAAACTCTTCGTCAGTTAATTTATTAATGTCGATCATTTCGCTACTTGTCTTGCCACCAGACTCACCTTGGTTCATTTTCGGAGGTTGGGCATTGGACGCATCAACATTACCTTTAACATTAGTCTTGCGTGCTTTAGCTGCAACCTTTGGCGCTTCTGTAGCTGTCAAAAGCTCTGGGCGAACCACACGAATTGCAGCATTAGCCGCACGACGCACTGCTTCAGCAGGAGAATAGCCCTGGTGAAGATAAGCAGACTGAAAAACCAATGCTTCCGAGTTCAATTCTTCGTCAAATGAATCAGAATCCGTGTCTAGCTGCGGATACTCTTCAAACACTGAGGTCAGCGTAGCTTTTAATTCCATTTTCGCTTCAACGCGAGACTCTAAAGCCTCCATATCGATAGGTTCAGCAGCAACTTGTTTTGATGCCTCATAAATCTGTTTGTCTATCTGTGCAGCTTTCTCCAAATCACCATCCAACGTGGCTTCGCTGCGCTGCTTCGATAATGCAAGGATGTCAATTGCAGGGATTGCCTCTGCTTTAGCCAAAGCTTCAGCTAACTCTTTGCGTAATTCCGCTGCTTCTTGTTCAGCTTTACGTTGTTTAGCAACTACATCATCGAGCCGTCGCTTAGGAATCATGTGCTTTTTGGCTTCTTCGACTACTTCATCTTCTGCCTCCACATCTTCAACTACTTCAGCTACTTCTTCGTCAACTACCTCTTCGACTACTTCGTCAATTACTTCTTCAATTACTTCGTCAACTACCTCTTCGACGACTGCTTCTTCAGGAAGGTCGTTACCGAAATCTAAACCACTGATCTCTTCGTCATTGTGGGCGGACGTATCATCGAAAATTTCGTCCATATCAAGTGCTGCTGTTGCTGCTTCTGGCATAAATCACCTATTTTTGGGGGTTAAGGGGTCTTGCTTGGGGTTTTCTTTGCATCAAGAGCACTACGCTCTTTTTGATCGTTTTGCATCAGTGAGACAGCGGTTCGAGTCATTGAATCTTGTTGGCGAGTCTGTGCAGTGATTTGCGCAAGCTTCATTCGAGCTTCTAACTCTTCGCGTTTCAACTGTACCTTCGCGCTTAATTCTTCCATTCCGCGCTCATGTAAGTTGCCGTCTTCGCCAAGCTCGTCAGCTTTAGCCATTGCTAGCATTGACTGCGCTTCTTTCAACGCCTGATCAGCTTCAAGGTTAGCTAACTCTAGCTCAGCGGCCTTCATCGTTAGTTCCTGCTGCTGCTGTTGCAGCTGCATTTCTTCTTCGCTCGGTGCTGCTAGACCTGCTAATTGCTTCACTTCTTCAGCGATGTCTTTCTTCTGTGCTAAGTGGCTGTATTCAATGACTCGGTAATCAGGAATCATCACACCGGCCTGACGAAGCTGCAGTGCTTCAGAGAACTGGCTCTCTTCAAAGTTATCGCGTGCAGGTTGCGTGGAAATTACGACACTGTATTCACCCAAGGTCAGATCGTTAATGATCTCGCCTTCTGGAGTCACTTGGTTAACAGACATTTGTTCTTGTGCATCTGGCGACGCTGGATCTGGCATTGATGGATTAGTAATTTGAATCAAGCGTTCTTCTACATAGAACTGCTGCACAAGTTCAAGAATCTTTTCAGCCAACATGTGACGAGTACGTGCCAGGTTATCCAGCGGCACTTGAATTTGAATCTGTCCACGTTCTTGCTTTGATTTAAGTGCTACACCTGACACTTCGGCAGACTCATAGCCCAACATAGCATCCGATACGCCAGAGATTTCCTTAATGTTATGCGCAGCCTTCTGCGTAATACGATCAATGCCTGTAGGAATCTGGTTTGGTTGAATTTTTGAGGGTGGATTAGTTCCACGCGCATGAACTAGATGAAGACCTGTCTCAGCACCGCGCTCTGTCAAATCTTCGTTGGTCATGTTAACAAGAGAGCCTTCTTCCGTTATCCAACCACTGTTAGCGGTGGTGTTAACGATGTGTAGCTCTTGAGAACTGATCTTGTTTAATTGTTCTTGCGGCGAGATTAAGTTCTTCACCATGCCGAAAGGTTTACCCCGTCGGAAGTAACTGAAATACGGCACAATGGTAAATGTTTTGTATGGTGACCATTCATCGTGGAGTAATACTTTATCGGCAGAGACTGTCCAACGTACTCTAGGAGCCAGACGCTTTTGTATGAATAAGCCAAATTGCTGCCCAAATTCTTGTCGCTTAGCTTTATCCCAATTCTCAGGGACGGGTCGCATGTCCCCGTTTTGAGGATCAATGAACCACTCAGACATGCACATGCGGCGGTGCTGTCGCTCGACAACGCGAACGCTTCGGATTGTCTTATCAGTATTACCATCATCAGCAAGATCAAAACTAGCCGAATCACCAAACTTATTGTCTTCGATTGCCACCGAGTCCCCGCCATAAATGTCTCCACCAGTAGCTAGTGAGCTCAAAGAATCAGCAACTTTCTCACCATAGGTTGATTCAATCTGATCCAATGAAAGCCAGCGTGTAGTAATAACTTCATTCCATGTGGCAGGGTCATACTCTTTTGCGTCAACGTCGATTAGTACGTCCAACGGGTCGAGGGAGTTAATTTCTACTTCACCCTGAATGCTATCGTCAAAATTGATACGAACGTCAAAATAGCCACGATCCTGAATCAATCCATCAGAAAATACTTGGCTTTCAACCCAATCCAGTTTGTTATTGTCACCAATCTGCATCACGACTTTTGTTAGCGCAGTTGCCGTATCTTCATTACCATTGCTACGCGGTTTAAAGTTCATCTCTGCGCGTTTTGCAGTCT